GAGGACTTACTACAGAACTATTAGAAAAACCTAATACAGTACCTATACCACCAAAACTTGCATCTTTTAGAACACCAACAGTACCGGAAGCATCAGTAACACCTGTTAATATAGATTCTTTAGCACTATTGTAATTTGTTTGAACAGATTGAGTACCTTCAATTTCTACGTATATAGCACCTGTCACAGTACTACCAAAATCTCTAATTTGAGTTATATATTCTCCAGAGCCTGCTGCTAATAAGTCAGAAGCAGAAGACGTAGCAGACCAACCACTGGAAGTACCATTAGCGTTGTCAGTAGCAGTACTCGGACCACTTAAAGGAGAAGGTCTAACAGCAAAAGCTAATCCTCCTGTAGTACTTTGAGAAAAAGAAGGAAAGTTAGTTTCTCCATTATTAGTATTTACTATATTAGTAAAGTTAGTTGAAGGATCATCTTCATTATAAGCAGCAACTACGGTACTTCTAATAGGACGACTGGTAGTGAGAGTAATACCTACAACAGACTCACTAAAATTACCACTTGTATCTCTGGTTCTTGCTAAGTAAGTAAATTCTCCATAAGTATCAATAGGTATTGACTTACGGGCAGTACCTGCTGAAATAGTAACTAAGTCCGCCGCTGCAACAAAATTATCTATAGTTGCGTCAATAGCGCCTGGTAAGCGTTTTACAATTACTTCTTTAAGATCAAGATCTGCTAATTCTCCATCAGTGGTACGTGCATAAGACCATAACAAAGTAATTTGGTCAATTTGCTGACCTCCAGTAAAGTTAAATATATTTGCAGGTTTAGCAGTTTTACCTATAATAGATTTAGTTACAGTAGCTTGTAAACCTCTTATATCTTTATTTAAAGGTACAATTCTAAATATTATATTTCTGGTATCACTTGTTAAACCTCTGTTTATTCCATTTACTGTAAATCTAATTTTATTATCACTATCTAACCCAGATGCAGGAACTTTAACAGTATTAAAAGATGTTAAATCTGTACCACCATCATCTACACCCACATCATCTACTGAATCCATTCTATAAGATATTTCGTAGTCAGTTACATTCTGTTGAAAAATATGGTCAAATTGTATAGTAGCTCTTACAGCAACACCACCTGTCTGTTCCCTATATAAAGATTCTACTATAGTAGCATTTCTTACTTTTTGTATAGGTATATTGTCTATATGAATAAACTTAGTATTAAAAGCACTGGTTCTACCACCTCTTGTTTTGTTTCTAGCTCTTAGTGCTGTAGTACCTTGTAGTAAGCCAGGTATAATTTGATCCTTAGTTAAGAATAGTTGTTCAAAATCTGAACCGATTTGTAAATTATATACTCGGTTATTTGCTAAACTAAATTTGCCAGGAAAAGTATCTCTATCATAGTCTAAAGTAGCTGTACCTCCTGATATATTGCCTAAAAATCCTGTGGGATCAGAAGATATGTTAGTAAAGAATAAACCACCTAAATTAGCTTTAGGAGAAGCAGCTAATTTTATTTTATATATATTATTAGCAGTTAGTGCTGTATTAGACAAACTGGATGCAGGATCATAAGTACATTCTATTACACTAAATACATTAGAAGTAGCTGCTTGTACATTATCACCTCTCTCAATAATAGGGACACTATAGTAATCTACTTCAGCTCTGAATGCAGTGTCTGTAGAACTTTTAGTATAAACTATTGTAGCATTTACTGCAGGATTAGTGTGATTAACTGTAAATTGTCCCGCAGTTTTTTGCTCTCCATCAATAAATAGTCTAACAAAAGCTGCGTCACGAGGCCTAACAGGTAAATCAATTGTAATACTATCAGAAACACTATCATTTATTTCTCCAGATTGTACATGAGTAAACTCAGAACCTGATACATAAAAAGTATTATTATTATAATGTCTAGAGTCAAGTAGTTGATTTATTGTTACGTAAAAAGGAGCTGCAGGTATCTTACTAAGAAGGGTTTCATCATCAGTTCTAGTATTATCAATTTTTATAGTATCAGTAGCTACTGTATGGCCTACTATGGTACGACTAAGTGCTGTGACAATTGGCGCAAAACCTACAAAATTTAATAATCCTTGTGCAGATACATTCTGATTAACAGGTATGGTAATTTGATCCTCACCTTTTAGAGCACCAAACACACTATCATCATTAGCATCTAATACATTACATTGAAAATTATCATCAAATACTTGCCCAAAACCTTGTACTGTTAGAGATATGTTACCATCACTGGTACCACCAATAGTATCTGTATTTTCAATAGCAGTACATAATAGTTTTATCTCCCCTGCAGGACTTGTAAAACCGTTTTTACCTACAAGTGTAGCAGTAGCAGGAGCACCTACTAATACATTTGCATCTACTACTTGTATAGTATTAACATCACCTACTACTATATTATTTGCTACTAAAGATCCTCCAGTAGGTTTAGATATTTCATATTCAGTTACATAACTAATACCAAAACCTAATCTATCAGTATTTACTTGTATTAATCCGTCTACAGCTACAGAACCGTCAGATCTTGTCCTAGGACTTGCAATAAACTTAAATTGAGGTACAGGAGGAACAGTTAGTGAGGATTGAATATCTGTATACGCAGTAGGTTTATAATCAATAAATTTATCTGAGTCTACGTACACATTAGATATGTATTCAACGGCAGATATAGATACTTCTTCATCATCTGTTTCTCTTGTAAGTTGCGTAACTTTAAATAATTTATCGCTCTTAGAAGTATAAAAATTATCAGGATTATCTATTTCACCAAATGTCCATAGATCTCCGGCTTCTGGTTTATTATTTGCAGTAAAAGCTGTATAAGCATCCCAACTTTTAGTAATTGGATTAAATCTTTCAATAGGATTAACAATAGCTTGGTCAAACCCAGAGGTAACATTATCAGTAGTACTTAGTGTAAAATTAGAATTAGATACTAAGTATAAGTCTATTCTGTCGCTTTTTACTTTTATAATACGAAGAGCTAAAGGACTGGTGTTAGATGATCCAAAATTACTTGCACTAAGAGACGGTACAGTATAGTGTTCTAAGAATACATTAGTATTATTAGGTGTTACAACTGAATCAGCTCTTACCTTACCTCCAAAACCGTAAGCTACTCCAGAAGCTTGTTGTGCTACGGAGATTACGTCACCAGGAACTAATTGCAAAGCATCCGTACCCGTAGTAAAAGTGGTTGTTCTTTTTAAATATCTTGAAGCAGCTATCTGATATTGAGCAAATCGTAGAGCTTGACTTCTTCGAGTTACACCTACTAAGTCTAAGGAAGTTATATTTTCTATTTCAGTTTGTGTTATTCCATCATTACTACCTAACTGATCAATACGTACAGTTTCTCGTTTATAGTGATTAGTAGGATCAACATAGCTTACATCTACACCAGTTAAAATATCGCTCTCTTTATTACCGGAAATAATAAAGGTATTTTCTTTCATAGTAGCTTCATTAAATACCATAACAGGAGTTTCATCAGGAAGATCACAAGCAAGAGTAATTTTACCATGAGCATATAATACTGCTCCTCTAAAACTTGCTGCTAAGCTATTAATAGTATCAAAAGATTCAGCTTGATCAGCAATAATAAGATCTAAAGTAAATCTTCTTTCTTTAATAACTGTACCTTGGGCAACTCCTAACTGTCTTTCTCTATTTGATGTAAAAGTACCTCTGGCTTTACTTCTAAAAGTTCCGTCAGCTAAACCATCTACTCCTATGAAATTACCCGTAGTGTAGTCACAAGCATCACAGAATTGTGCTATCTGATAAAATCTATATTTATCTATATTTTCTTCGGGTACTCCTAGACCATAAGTTTTGTTTGTAAGTAGATCATATATAATCCATACAGGATTTTGTGACCATGAATATACAAAAGTACCATCCCAAGTACCATTATATATGTTAATAGTAGAACTAGTTTGTACAGAAGATCCTGTTTGTTGCATATAGTAACCAGCAGTAGCAGAACTTTCTGCTCCTGTAGCAGGTACTTCTATATGTCTCCAATCAATTTCTCCGGTTGATAAAGTAGGTTGATTATAATTAGAAGGTACTTTATGTATTAAACCTTTAACTAAGGATGTAAAAGTAGGTATACCATTATGCTCATCTGTTGCTTTTAATGCATAACCTATATGCGCAGTTCTTGGATAAGATTGTGGAGAATTTTCTATTTCATTCCAACCCTGTATGCTTACATCATCAGTAGTACCTGAACTTGTACCATCTCCAGAAGTTTTTCTAATAGAAAATCTGTAACCATTTACATTCTTACTGGCTTCAGGTATTTGTATTTTAATGCTAAATTTAAATGCTACAGTAGTTTTACCGCTAACAGTTCTACTGGCAGTAGCTATAGTAGTAGTACCTGTATGGTCAAATACAGTTATAGCTACTGATAAACTATGGCTTAATACATCACCTTTATCAGTTATTCTTTGTAAACCTCCAATAGCAAAATTAAAAGATATAGCATCCCAATCTTTTGACGATGTTTCTTGTAAAGTTACCTGAGATGCAGGTATACCTCCACCACCACTTCTTAAAGTAACAGGAGAAGCAAAATTTTGAGGAGTAGTAACTGTCTCACCAAATACATCTAATCTATTTTGTGTTGTAGTGCCTGTATTAGATAATATTTTAAACTTAGACGTATTTTCTAAACCATTCCCATCTAAATTTATTAGATCATCAATAGTATTATCACCTAATTCTACATCTTGAGGACCATTAGGATTAATTCTGTATAATGGACCCTCACCTAAGCCCACTACTACAAATAAAATATCAGTAGAAAATAAACTTTGTGGATGCTCAATAGGGGTATGTGGCTCGGCTCCTCCACCTTTACCGCCTTTAGCTCCTTGTATCTGTGGAACAGAAAAAGTAGAATAATTAGTAAAGTTTCTAAACGCCATCGAATTGTCCTCCTACACTAATAGGGTCACCACTACCATGATCAATAGAACTTATATAACCACTTAAAAACTGACCACCTACTCGTGTTTGTCCATATATTAAAGCAATAGGAGTACCGCTTGTAGAACTATTAGTAAGTCCTCCAAACATACCATTTTCTCTTACTGTAGATTCAGTTTGTTTACTTGCTCTTTTTGCAGGAGATTTAGTCATCAAAGAAGTAACAGCAGCCATAGCTAAATTAAGGCCCATAGTTTGCATAAAACTTAAACCAGTACTTGCTGCACCTGCACCTACATTTACTGCGCCCAATTGGGGTATAGCATTTAAAGGAGCACCTGCGCCAGCGCCAAACATAGATCCAAGACTGCTGCCTACGGAACCTAAAAGAGCGGGATTCATAACTACAACAGCTATAGCAAATATCATAAACATTTTTCTACCAGATTTACCACCTCCACCACATATAGTAGGCACTAAATGTACAGTCTCACCTTCTTTAAATTTTTTAATATATAGCATTTCATCAGTAATTTCTTGTAAATTACCGTCTAATAAATTAAAACAATCATCAGACTTTCCTGATGCTATATCCACCATATGTTTGGAAAATTTATGATGCACACCTCTAAGATAGCCTATAATGTCTAAAGCACTATAAGCATCAAAAGTATATATCTTTTCACTAAAAAATTTATTATAAGCTGAGTGTATCTTAAGATTAATTAACAAGATGTTCTTCCTTAAACTCATCAAACATGAGTGCATCTACATTAGAGTCTAGCCAATATAGAAAAAATTTATTATTAAATCCTACCAGAAATTTATATTCTTGGAAAGCAGCACTTACTTTATCTTCTTTACTTGGTAGGGGATTTTCGTCTCCTGGGTGTGAATGAAAGATTCCCCATATATTTTCATCATATTTAACTAAAGCTGCAGGATCTAATATAAAAGTATCCTTTGGAAAAGGAGAGGTGTTCTTACATGGTATATAAGTAAAGTCATTCGTTATAATACCTACACACTCTCTAGGATAATCTTGCATACTATGTGCGTTCATATCTTCTTTTAGTTTTGTAAATCTTTCCATCTATATATCCCCGTAGTATATTGTTTATAGTAGTTTCCATAAGGAGCAATCCAACTTTTATGTTTTATCATAGTTTGTAAAATTTTACCTCTATCTACATATAAAGCACAATGATTAGTAACATTAGTAGATCCTAAACTCATGGTTATAACATCAAACGGTTTAGGATCTTTTACTTTTATCCAGCCGTATTCATCCGTTGCTGCGCGTTCAAAAAGTTTTTCTTGTGTTTTGCTGTACCAATCTTCATCTATAATTTTACAAAAATAATCTGTAGTATAGGGAATATTAATATTTAGTTCTTCTAAGTACACTAATTTACAGAGATTAAAACAATCAATCCCTGTTTCTATATCATTACCTAAATGTAAATATGGAAAATCTTTATATTTGTTGTACCAAATTGTCATGTCTATAAATCGCATGTATGCTCTCTACCCAATAATCGGATAAAGTTTCCACACGCGAAATTCCCCCTTCTTCGATGTGTAGCATTTTGGAAGCCATTAAATACATACCAAAATGAATTATTAAATTTGTTTTTTCTGATCTAAATGCTATTACATCATAATCTTTAGCATTTGTCAAACTTACTTTTTTAGCACATTGAGCTGCCCAATTATCAATACTAACTGTAGTAAATTCTTTAATCCAATGTTTAGATAGGGGGTATTCTGGTAAAGAAAATTGTAAATTTAACTTACTATCGTAAAATCTCTTAATTAATGTTATGCAATTTATGTCATCATATGAATGACGTAAGCCTATAAAGTCTTGTACCATGTAGCAAATTCCGGAAAAGTATCAGTAAAAGATTCTCTACGTAGAGAATCAAGTCTTTCTGTTTCTATTTTAAAATCGTGCAATAAATTACTGTCATCGCTACTGGTCATATAAGATAGCCAATGTTTAATTTGTTGTAAATCTTCAAAAGTCAGTATAGAAGAGTATTCATTAACAAATTTTTTATACATAGAAATCATTTGTTGTTTAGATTCTTTAGGTAAACAAGTAATTTTTTGATGTGGCGGCTCAGACTGAGTAGTTCCATAGAAATGAATGTTATTACGTTTACACCATAGAATAAGATCAGGCATAGAACTAATACTATAAATATTTATAACAGAACTTACAGTAGTTATATTATCTTTAAAAAGTTTAGTATGCTCCTCAAACTTAGACCATGATAAACCTTTTCTTGCATATTCAGCACGTTTACCATATCCTTCTACACTTGGCCATACAGATACTTTTTTAAAATTAGACCAGAGAGTTTTTAAATCATATTTTTTAAACTTAGAATAACTAAGATTAGTGTTATAACTAAGATTTACATTTGCTGCATAACCAGAATCTATAATAAGTTCAAGCATTTTATAGTGACCTTGCTGCACAAAAGGCTCTCCTCCAGCA